AATTTCAAAGTCATATATACCTAGTATAAGTTAAATTATATCAAAATCAAGCGGTAAGAATAAATATATGTATATGTCAGATGACCTCAACAGTGCGGTAAACGATATTATTACTCAACTTAAGGGTAATACAACAGCTATACCTGCTACTGAAGATGAGATTTTAGATCCGGATAAGCTAGAGGAGTTTCTAATTAAGAAGAGTAGTAAGCTTATCAATAAGTCGCTTACTATTGTTGACAATGTAAATGATTATATTAGCTCTGCCCCTGAAAACAGAGATGTAACTGCAATGGCAGAACTAATTAAAGCATCTTCTTCAGCTATTGAAACTCTCAATAAACTTCATACTGCTAAAGAGCGAAACGAAACACAGAAGGAAGTTAAAAAAATGGATGTAGAGGCTAAAGAGCGTATGAATATTACTGATAATCAAACAAAAGTCTTAATGTCGAGAGAGGATATTATGAACGCTTTAATTGATAAAGTAGATGATAAAACTATTGACATTTAGTCACTAATAGGATCTTCCTTTACTTCCTCACCGCTTCCGAGTTGACCTTCAATAGTATTAGGATTAAAGATCTTATCTTTATCACCAGTAATTTTAAAGGTAAACTCTCTTCTATCGGGAGAATCAAATTGATTACCTATAAGATCAGTTTCTATATTTGTATCTTTAATTTCTATCTCTTCAACTCCTTCCTTATAAGAGCGCTCCATAAATTGAAGCTTCCTTCTTATCTTAGCGTTAAATGATTTTGCTTTATTATCATCACCGAAATAGTTAGAAAGCTTTTTAAATGTAAAAACAGCAAAATCACTCTCTCCTAAATATTCTTCTACCTTATCAAATATATCCTCCGATATTTCTTCTGCTACTTTTCTAAACTCTACATCCTTTACACAATAACATCCATGAGCTTCTGTATCAAATCCATCTTCACCCTCACTTCCCACTCTTTCAGTTTGCCTCTTATCAATAAAAGGTTTCGTGTTATCTGTTATGTAAAGATACTCTGAAACATTGCTAGTTGTTATAGCTGTTTGTTTTGAAGCAGTAGTTATTAAATTGTTAATAAACGCTGTCGATTTATTATTAGAGGTAACAGTGTTATTAAACGCCACGGTATCAGTTGAAAATATAGGAATAGAGTTATTATCTGCAGCAGTATTTCCATTAGTTCCTAAATCATCAGTAGTATCTTTAAAGAACTTCTTTACACCACTAGGAGGTTTTGCTAACAGTAAAGTATTACCAGCTAAAGGCCCGTTAAAGAGTAAACTCTTATAATACTCTATTGACTCTATACTAATCTCTTTACCCTCTTCGTCTATCTTATTAATAAATTTTTCTAATTGCTTGAGACCAGAATAATAAATCTTTTTAAATTCTTCCATGAACTCCTTATCCTTATCAGTAAACTCATCATTAGCGCCGGTATCAATTAATTCATCAAATTGATTTTTTGTTCTTAAAAGCGCTCTAAGTAGCTCTACCTTCTTTGTAATTTCAGTATCCATTAGTCAATATTATCATCTAAGTTAACATCAGGTCCGACGTACGTTTTAACACATTGTATATAATTCTTATAGGTGTCACCATAGAATCTATGCCTACATTTAGTAACTAACCAGCGCCCTAATAATTTTTTATCCGAATCTACTTGTTCAGCAGTTCTATATATATCTATAAACTTACCAGCTTGCCGTTTTGTATCTCCTACAACATCAATAGATAAGCATAAGTTATAAAATATTAAATTTGATGACATTTCTGCTTCTGCAATATTTGCAGATTTATCTACCGAGAACGGTGTACTAATAGTTCTAAATAAGTTTTCTTTTTTCTGTTTATTAAGAGGTAAAAAAGGTTTAGGTTTACCACCCTCACTTTTAAACACATCAACAAAATTCTTCTTCCACAGCTCTTTAATATCTTTAATTCTCTTTTCACGTATTGCATGCTCACCTAAAATCGGATCATACCCCACAGCTTTATAGTTAATAAAAAACTCATTACTATAATCTAACATTGGTGTTGTAAAGTTTGTTTGTGGTAGTTGTGTTGTATAAGGATTTACATCTGCATCAGGAGGTGGATTATTTTTATTTGACTTTATTTTATCTACTAAATCATTAGCAGCAAAAGCCTCTGTTACCTCGTCTTTATTTTTTTCGTAGAGTTTAGATAGAGTTTGCAAACTATATTTTTTCGTAGTTCTATTAAAAGTTAGAAAGGATCTTACATTTAACCCCTTTTCCTTTTTATAAGATATTCGTAGTAAGTATTTTATTAGATCAGAATATCTAAAAGAGTCAGATGGTATTATATGCTCCGGAAATATATCTATTACATGATCCCCCGGCTCAAAATTATCCTCATCAACTACTTCCTCACTTATTATGTCTTTAAGAATACTCTTTATAATATCACCTGTAGCGCCTCTAAATCTCTTACCATACGGTATATTTTCATTAAGCTTAAAAAAGTTTTCATCTAGTAATGTGAATATTTTATAGTTACCAGCCCTGTCCTTATTACCAACACTATTATTTTCATCATTTAACACAAAATTATACTCTAATTTTTTCTTCCCACCTTCTAGCTTCAGGGAAAACGTAAAAACATCTCTTCCATCACCTCTAGTTATTATAAGATTTTCAATAAAATCATATGGATTGTTAATAACAATAGTACCATTAGTAAAAGGCTCTAAAAAATTCTCACTTAAATCTAATAGCTTAATAGCTGATTTAGTAAAATCTGCTTTAACTTCACCCTTATCATCCTTTAGTTGAAATTCACATTCGTAAGGAGCTCCGTTTATTATAAATATCTCAGACATTAAAAGTGTTGGTTGTCAAATACCGTGGAAGTAGTTATTTGCGAATAAATAAAACTTCTAAAATCCGGTAATATATATTTAAGCTGTTGCCCGCCTTCCACAAAAAACTGCGTTTTAAGTATTTTCTTATTTAGTAGATAGATTATCCACCAACTTTTTATATCATCGTATAATTTATAAGATGTTGTAGTTAAAGGTTCTTTAGATTCAGCAGTATACAATCCCAGAATATCAGAATCTATATTATCCGGAAACTCTATTTTATTTAAAATATTATAAAAATAAAATTGTTTACCGTTATTAGAAGCTGTATGAACTTTAAAAATTCTCTCATAGTCGACAATATCTAGACTCGATAGTGCTGGGATATTATCTTGATAGTCACCTAATTTTCCTGTAATAGATTTCATGTTATACTGATTTGTGATCCATAAAGTTTGCAACTTCAACAGTAAGTGATTTAAACGACATCGAGCAGATATACCCTTCAGGTATCATTTTACCGCCTATTAGTCTTCTTTGACCTACCATACTAAAACTTAAACTATCACAATAAGCCCATCTTATAAATCTTAAACCCTTTAATTTAATCTTATATATATGTGGAAAGTCCATAGTAATGGAATTTTTCCTTGTCGGTCTATTTAGTTTAGTAAACTCTTTAATAAATCTCTGATTTTTCTCCGCATCACCTTCGTTTATAGTATTTAAAAGCGGAAAAGAGACAGTAAGTGGAGAGTCAGTATTTGCGAATTGGTAGAATTTAGGGGTTTCAATATAGGTACCGGTGCTAGGACCACCACCGCCGGTTTTGGCTTCCTTAATATTGTTTATAAACTCGCTAACCTGTCCTGCAGCTCCTGCTAATTCACTACCAATCTTATTTACTACTTCACCAATAGAAACTGTACCTCTATCTGTTATATTGGATAGGGTATCAGCAAACTCTGTGGTAAAACTTCTAAAATCATTATTAAAGTAAGGAAAAACGTACCTACCCGGCCCGTCCTCGGTGGGGTATAATCCGTTATAATATGCTTCTGTACCCAACTTTGCTACAGAAGCGAATCCTTTTATTGATGCAGCAAGCTGCGTAGACTTTAATTTGTAAGGGATTACCACCACTCTTGGAGTTTCGTTTCTTAATTGTGATCCAGCAGGTAACGAAGTCCATGCACCTTCTTTCATAATATTCCTCATACGTATATATTTATAGTTACAGACTTGGTACGTTTATACTATAAGGAGATAAAGAATAATCTGCTCTAGAATTTAATAAAGACTCTGCACTGTTAACAGCTTCTTGACCAGCATTTCCTGCTAACGGCACTACTGAACTATTACCAATTTTTATATTTTTTATAGCTTTGACCGTGTTTCCAGTATTATCTTCAGTAAGCTTACTATAGGTAGTTAATGTATCCAATTGTATCCTTATAGTCTCCATAATAGTTGTTAACCTTTTAAATGGATCTTTTTTAGGAGGTTCCGGAAGATCGGGCTTAGTTTTAAGACTAACTACACCAGTTTTTCGGTTTTGTGTAAATTCTCCGAATTGTGATTTATCATTAGTAATACCGAAGAATTTTCCTAATGTCTTATTAATTGCACCAAAGAAATCATTACTACCAGACATACCTGGATTATACATCTCCTTAAAATATCCAACTGATTTCCTTTGAGCTCCTAATAGTCCATATACAGCTACTGTTATTTTTTCTATACCATCTACAGCAACATCAGGATCACCAGTAATTTCTAAATCAGCTAAATCAATTCTACCTAATGCATCTAACCCGCTTTTAAGCTCGGAGATAGGTTTAGCAACTTTACCCAACTCTATAAGTTTTTCAAGTGGTCCATCGCCGAGAAAAGAACCAATACCATCTGCAAGTTTACCGATAAATTCTCCTCCGGTTAGCGCAAGAAGACCAGCGGCAAGACCAACAAGACCGGGTCCTAAGAGAGCTAGGTTAACTGCGTCTATCTCAGCAACTTTTTCTAGCAAGGGTGTGAAAGATTTAAATCCAGGGGCTGCTATTCTAAAAGCAGCGGCTAAAGGCAGTAGAGCTAGCCCTAATGCACCAAGAGCAAGTGCACCCACAAAAATCAGAGGTGATGCTATAGCAAATATAGCTCCTACAACGCCTAATACTAGTAAACCTACAAAAGCTTTACCTATTGTACTCCATTCTAGCTCCTGAAATTGCAGCATAGAGTAAGTTAAGGGAATTAAAGCTAGACCTAATAACCCTAGAGCAAGTGCTCCTAACGCTATGGGCGCCGCCACTAACCCTGCAAGAGCTCCTACTGCGCCTAATGCTAGTATACCTACTATAGCTTTACCTATCGTACTCCATTCTATTTCCTGTAGAGGTACTAAGGCACCACGGACCATTAATGTTAGCGCAGCGGCTCCGAGCAGCAAACCTACTGCTCCTGTTTTCATTAACTTACCTGCAAGCGCTATCCCACCTAATATTATTAATGCCTTACCAACAGTTCCCCAGTCTATATTGGCCAGGTTTTGAAGCGCGCCTGGTATTGGTCCAATACCCACGAGTAGGACTAAAGCACCAGCAGCTGCTAGCATACCATATGAGCCTTTACCCATTAACTTACCAACTAATGCTAGGCCTCCTAATAGTGCAAAAGCTTTGGTCATCATCATCCAGTCTATGTTAACCATATTTTCAAGTACGCCTGGTACTGGTCCAATACCAACTAGAATACCTAATGCAGCCGCGGCAGAAAGCATACCCATCCCACCCGCACCCATTAACTTACCTACTAATGCTAAACCTCCAAGAATCACAAAAGCCTTTGTAATCATACCCCAGTCTATATTAGCTAAGTTTGGAAGCACTCCGGGTATTGGACCTACACCTACCAGAAGCGCTAATGCTGCAGCTGCAGCAGCTATACCTGCAACAGCTCCACCAATACCTTTTAGACCACTTAAAAGCCCTCCTTTTTTAGATTTTTTACCTGTATTCGCCTTAACAGATTCGCGCGCGGCTCCGGCTGGTGTTTCTTCTGATACTTTTGTTGTTAGTGAGGTATCTTTTTTCTGCTCTTTTTCTTTACCGAAAAATACATCAGCTATAATATCTGCTATGTTAGTAGTTCTTTTTCGTTCTTGGGATGATAGGGTAGGCTTTACACGCTTTTTTCTATCAAACGAGGAAGAATCAGACTCAATAATATTTTTAGATACTTTTTCAGATCCTGATTCCTCGTTATCGCTAAATAACTTACTAACAATACCCGCCATCCACAATATTTAATTGGATGTATCAAAAAAGGCAGGATCTATAGCTATAGTTTTTTCATCGAAAGTTAATATTTCAGTTTCGTATGACGCGAATGCTTTAAAAAAGGTAGCCAACTGTCTATATACAGTAAGCGGTAAATTTTCAATTATATCTACCCTTTCGGTTATTTTAAGATCGTCGAATAATGCCGTTTCATCACCCACTGTTACCGATTCAATATACTTTATTAACTCGTATATATAGATTAATCCAAAAGCTTTATCCGGCGCCGGGTCGTCTTTACCCTTATCTAGCTCTGCTAAGCACTTACTAATAATACTATTTTCTGCCTTTAGCGTTGGTATTTTAAACTTAAGTTCGACTTTGCCCTCCTTCGCATTACCTTTCATGTTAAATGCCTTTTTAACTTCGTCTATCTTATCGATATATTTATCAATATTATAAACATCACCATCAATACTAACTTCACTACCAAGTGATTGTCTTCTTAAATGTAAAACTATTTTAGACCTATCAACTGTAAAAATATTATCTGTATCAGCATTCTCTAAAATAATATTATTTAAAACTTTTTTAAATTCAATGGCTCCTTTAATACCAGTTACGGCCGTACTAAGCAAATTTTTCTGCTGTTTTAGAGTTAAAGTTTTTAGAACCACCTCTCCTGATGTAATAGGAAGTTTTAAATTGTTCTCAATATCTTTTAACTTTTTAAGAAGGCCGCTTGAAATTTGTGACATAAATTTATTTATTGCAATACTCTATGTTTTCAACTCTGATTTTCTCTCTTTGTTTTCTTTAATATATAGCTCCATATAATCTTTTATATCTAAGTATGTACTTTTTTGCAAAAATGTAACATCATGTATACGTTCACTTAAAATAAAAATATAGTCTCTATAAGTACGAATATCTATAGGACTTAGTATTGTAGCTAGGAAATGTACTATATAACAATCGTTTAAGCTTAAGTCTATTTTATCACCTTTCAACATAAAGCTTATTTTAAGTTTTGATATATGCTGTTTATAAAATTCTTTTATCTTTGTTTGTATTTCTAAAGGAAGATAATTAAAAATTAAATCTTGCTCTGTATAACTTAAATTACAAAAGTCTATAGTCTCTCCATCTAATATTATAGTTTCTATAAAGTTACCTTCATATAATGTAGTTAGTGGAAAGGTCCTAGGGTAGTTAAGAGTAATAATATTATTATCAAATTTAAATACCTCCTTTATATCAACAATCTCTAATAATTCGTTTTGTATTTGTATTATATCAAAACTATAATCTCTCAACTCGATAATGTTTCCAACACACAAGTCTCTAATATGTAAAAGACAAAAAAACTTCTCTAATATATTAAGATCAGGAGTAATAAAGAGATTATCTAAATACGATAAAATCGCTTCTTTATTATCTATTATACAGTGAAGCTCCTTACAGTTCTCTATTGTAAAAGTTTTTAATAGAACTGATTTAGAGGTAGGAAGAACTAATCCTAACATATATTAATTACAACGGTCTGTAATTTTTACAAGCGAAAGTAATTGATTTTTCAATAAAATCTCCATCACCGTAATTTAAATTATAACCTTCTACAGCAGTAGGGAAAGCAGCTTCAAACACATAACCTTTACGCTTCGAACCATCGTTATTGTATTGAGTAACCGTAATATCCGATTTTAATTTAAAATTTGTTAATCCGTCAATACCTAGCGCTATAAGCCACGGTCTAAAGAATCCATGTTCTATATCTTCACCTGTTTCTAAAACATTTAAACTAAATGACCTAGAGAGAAAGTCAGTTCTTTGAACTAACCCATAACCAGGTAAGAATCCGCCACGATTTTCTACTCCTATAGGGGTAAACTCACTTGATTCTTGAGGTATAGTAAACTGCCTAGCAACTAGTAAAGTACCGCTTCTTGTTAAATCCTCCGGATTTACTTTAGCTTTCCAATTTTCATTGGCCTTACTAATTGCAGCATTAATAGCTTCATTAACATTTGTATCTATACTCACCTTCCAAAGAAAGGGATGTGATACGAAAAAGTTAGGATCCGTACTAAACGCGTCAAGAAAAGCTTTAGCTTCGTTGGCCATATAATATATTTATGGTCTAACTAAAGTCTCTATAGAAATGATATGCGAAAGTAACAGTAGTATTTAAAATTTCTCCGGTACCGTCAGCTATAGAATAATCAATTGGACTAATATCTCTAATAGACGCACCTACAAGTTGTATGGTTTGAACAGGGGCTAGATCCTTATTGATTACATCTAAAGTAATAAGATCACCGTCACCAGGCAGTCCGTACTGACCGGTTGAAGTTTCATTATTAAACACGGCTCGTGAAGCTGCTTCAAATTTAGTTCTTAATTCATTATTCTCATCATGAAAGAACTCAATAGAATAAGCTTCTGAACCTGGATAGGTAGACTTACCAGGAACATTAAACTGCTGACCGTAGTAAGAAACTGTCTTGTTTTCAATATTTCTACCAGGTAGTTGAGCTGATCTAGCGTAAACTAAATCTGAATCACCGT